CTTCTACTGCTCAAAGATGTGCCCACTCGGAAAGAAGACGGTGCCTCCTGCAGAGATGCGTAACATAGACCGGCTGACGATCAGGATCATCACCGCGCTCGGAGAAGCCAACGAGATCCGCGACGCCATCCTCGACGTTGTAAAAGACGGAATCGTAACTGGCGAAGAAGCACCCAGGATCCAGGCGGTAGTTGCAGCACTCGACCAGATAGCCATCACGGCGCAGGAATTAAAGATGTGGGTCGGAAAGAACCTCAAAGAAGGAGGAAGCAAATGAAGAACCAAGACGAAGACAAAAAATACCTTCGAGTAACCGAGGTGGCCTCCCTCCTCGAAGTGAGCGAGAGCCGAGCCTACAAGATCATGCGCCAGCTCAACAAAGAACTCGAAAAGCAAGGCAAGATAGTAACAGCCGGAAGAATTTCAAAGCGGTACCTCATGGAGAGGCTCTACTGCTGAAAGGAGAAACGATATGACCAGAACAGCAAAAAGAACATTCAGAAGGGTAACCCCCTTAATTTTAGGAATAGCAATAGGAATCATCCTCACAGCGCTGATCATGAGCGCAGGAGGAACGGCAGCATCAGACACCCCCGAATTCACAGTACCCGACACAAACCTGGTGATCGCCGCGCAGGGCAAGGACGAAGGCCCGGCCGACCACGAGATCACCTACCTGGTTTATAAGACCGAAGCACAGCCGACGCTTTTCAAACCGAACGAAGCAGACGTCGAGCTGCTCGCCAAGACGATCTGGGGCGAGGCTCGCGGAGTGGAATCCATCACCGAGAAGGCGGCGGTAGCCTGGTGCATACTTAACAGAGTGGACGCAAAAGGATACGCCTGCGGAGGCGACATCGAATACGTCCTGACCTTCCCCGGACAATTCGTAGGATACGACGAAGACAACCCGGTAACAACCGAATGCAAGGAAATAGCGGCAGACGTTCTCGCACGCTGGGCGGCCGAAAAGGCAGGCCACGAAGACGTGGGCAGAGTGCTACCGAAGGAATACACCTACTTCACCGGCGACGGTAAAAGAAACTATTTCACAGACGAATGGAAAGGCGGCAACACATGGGACTGGAGCCTGCCTTCACCATACGAAAAATGAGAGGAGGCGCTAACGTGTACGAAGAAGAAATCAGAGACGAAGCCTGCGGCTTCCTCGGAAGAGAAATCACAGACGAAGAGTGGGACGAAGCGTACCCGGCAGCAAAGCGAAAGCTCGAATGGATCATCAGCCGGGAGGGCGATGCCGACGGCGAAAGGCGCAAGCCTTACTACCTCGGCAAACTGGTAGAAGAACACATCAGCCAGAACGCATTCAGCCGCTGGTGCGCGGAGATGAGCCAGCTCAACATGGAAAGGAGAAGAACACATGAAACTGTTGCAGCTTACACTTAACAACTTCCAGGGCATCAAGACCCTGACCTTCGACTTCGAAGGAGGAAAAAGCGCCAGCATTTATGGCGACAATGCAACCGGCAAGACGACAGTCTACAACGCCATCACCTGGCTACTTTTCGACAAGGCCAGCACGGCGGCAAAGAACTACACCCCGAAGACCAAAGGACCGGACGGAGACCTTCACAACCTGGAGCACAGCTCGGAGGGCATCTTCGAGATGGACAACGGCAGGATCGTAACCTTAAAGAAGACCTTCAGAGAGGTCTACAAGAAGAAGCGCGGAAGCGCCCACGAAGAATTCGACGGCCACACGGTCGAGTATTCGGTGGATGGCGTACCGGTCAAAGAGAAGGAATTCACCGCAACCGTCCTCGGCTTTTGCGGAGGCGACCAGGAGAAGCCGAAGATGCTCACAATGCCCGACTACTTCCCGGAACAGCTCGCATGGGACACCCGCCGAAAGATCCTCCTGGAGATTTGCGGAGACATCAGCGACGAAGAGATCATCGCGGCCAACAGAGACCTGCGAGAGCTTCCTGACTTCCTCCGAATGCCCGGTACCGCAGAACAGTACCACACCCCTGAAGAATACCGCAAGGTAGCCACAGCCAAGAAGGCAGACATCAACAAGCAACTCGACGGCATCCCTGCCAGAATCGACGAAGCGGAGAGAGCGATCCCGGACACCGCAGGACTTAACGCAGAAGAGATCGAGGCGAACATCGCCGCCCTTTCAAAGAAGCTCGACGACCTGGCGGTAGAAAAAGCCACGGCCGCAACCGGCGGAACCGCGACGGCCGAGCTTCAGAAGCGCATCGCCGAACTGAAGACACAGATCGCAGAAGACAGAGCCGCACACACACAGCGCCAGGCCAATCAGAACTCCGACGTTGACGCCGACATCCTTCTCGCCAAGAAGGAAGCCAGAGAGGAAGAGCGCAAGGTCGAGGACTGCGACATCGACATCAGAAGAAAGAGCGCCGAGATTTTGAGGCTCACCCAGCTGCGCGACGGTCTCCTCGGAGAGTACCAGAGAGTAAGCGCCGAGACCTGGGACGAAAGCCAGTCGGTATGCCCGACCTGCCACCAGGCACTCCCGGAGGCAGAGATCGAGAGAATGCGCGAAGAATTCAACCTCCGCAAGAGCAAGAAGCTGGAAGACATCAACCTGCGCGGAAAGACCGAGGCCAGCAAGTCGGTGATCGCCGCGCTTGAAAAAGAGGTCGAGGACCTGAAGGCAACGAGAGAAGCAGCTGCAGGACGCGCCAAAGAGGCAGCCGAGAGAGCCGAGCGCCTCGCAGCACAGCGCATCCCGGCAACACCATACGAGCAGACGGAAGAATACGCCGCCCTGACCGCCCAGATTGCCGAAATTGAGGAGAAAATCGCTGACGAAGGAAAATGCACGACCGAAGCAGTAAACGCCGTAGAAGCCAAAATTCGCGCCGTAAAGGACGCCATCAGAGAAGAGCAAGACAAACAGATGCAGCTGACGATGGCCGAAAACCAGCGCCGCCGCATTTCCGAACTGGAACGACAGGAGGAACGCCTCTCCGGAGAATACGAAGAACTCGAAAAAGGCCTCTACCTTTGCGACCTTTTCACAAAGGCAAAGGTGGCCGCCCTGACCGACAGAATCAATGGCAAATTCAAGAGCGTCCGCTTCCGCCTCTTCCAGGAGCAGCTGAACGGCGGACTTAAAGAAGACTGCGAAGTAATGATCCCGACCACCGACGGCAGAATGGTACCGTACACCTTCGCAAACAACGCAGCGAGAATCAACGCAGGCCTGGAAATCATCGGAACCCTTTCGGAGCACTGGGGACTCAAGATGCCGGTCTTCATTGACAACGCCGAGAGCGTGACACACCTCACGCAAACCAGCACGCAGACCATACGCCTCGTAGTAAGCGAGGCCGACAAGAAGCTCCGCATGGAGGTGGAGCACGGTGCTGACATTTCCAATTAAACACGAATGGCTCGACCTGATCGAGCGAGGAATCAAAAAAGAAGAATACCGAGCAGACACGCCCTACTACGAATCGCGCCTGGGTCCTTACCTGGGCCAAGAGATAGAATGCGCCCTCCGGAACGGCTACTCCGCTACCTCACCGACGCTCAAGGTCAAGGTGAGAGTGGAAAAAGGAACCGGCAACCCAGACTGGGGAGCCGAGCCAGGAGTGACCTACTTCAAGCTGGTCATTCTCGAAATGAGAAGGATCGAGCCGGAGACGTTCATAATCAAAGCCAGGCGATGCAAACGGTGCGGCGGACTGCTCACCAGCAAGCAGGCGGTCGAAGACGGATACGGCCACGTTTGCAAAATGAAAGAAAAGGCGGAGCGAGCAGCCGCCACCCCAGACCCTAATCAACTTACGCTCTTTGATGTTTTCGAGAGCGAAGAATAAAAAACAAATTGGAGGATTTAACAATGGCAACAGCTAAAAACGAACTCGCAACCACACAGCAGGCAGGAGCGATCGACACTCCGAAGACCGACCAGCTCGCAACCAGCGAGAAATTCACAAACAAAGTCCTGAAGGAATTCGGCGGCAGCGTCGCCGGAGCCATGCAGGTAACGGACTACCAGAGGACGCTGATCCAGGGATACTTCATCGTGATCGACCGCGCCCTCAAGGCAGCAGAAGAAGAGCGAATCAGAAAGAACGAAAACAACAAGAACCACGACTACGACAACAACCTCCCGATCAACTGGAACACGGTCAACCTGAACGACCTCGCCCTCGACCTGGTACACTACGCGAGAATGGGACTGGACATGACGCAGGACAATATGCTCTTCCCGATCCCTTACAAGAACAACAAGCGCAACATTTACGACATCACCCTCATGGAAGGCTACAACGGAATCCGCTACATCGCCGAGAAGTACGCGGTCGAGGTTCCGACTGCGGTCACCATTGAGGTAGTATACAGCACCGACGTCTTCCGCCCCATCAAGAAGGGCAAAGACAACCGCGTAGAAAACTACGAATTTGAGATCACGAACGCCTTCGACAGAGGCGCGATCGTCGGCGGCTTCGCCTACCTGGAATTTGCAGACCCCACCAAGAACGAGCTCATCATCATGTCGATGAAGGACATCGAGAAGCGCAAGCCGAAATATGCCAGCGCCAACTTCTGGGGTGGCAAGCAGAAAGTGTGGGAGAAGGGCAAGCAGGTCGAAGTCGAGACCGAAGGATGGCTCGACGAAATGGTACGCAAGACTATCATCCGCGAAGCCTTCAGCGCGAAGCACCTGCCGAGAGACCCCAAGAAGGTAGACGACAGCTACCAGTACATGAAGATGCGCGAGGCACGATACGCCGAGATCGAAGCGCAGGCGGAAATCACAGCCAACGCCAACGCAACGCTCATCG